AGGTCAAAAACAATCTGCCCAAAACCCGGCTCATCCTTGACATAGATCATGTCACCGTGCCCGGTTTTGACCGTCTTGTGGTGCAGACTGTAGCTCGTGAAGTAGATGGCATAGCCGACCAGGCGCCCACCTAAGCGCGCGGTGACGCACGTCACCAAATCCATCGCATCGAGCTTTTGATACTTCTCAAAATTAGGATCTATGGCCAATTCACCGATGTAGCTTTCCGTGCGCACCCAGTTGTCTTGCAAGAGTGGCAGGAGCTCGGCGCACAGCGCTTCGGAGTAGCGCTCACGCGCAATCGTCACTTGCGGCCGAACTTGTGCATTCATGTGAGCCCCAACTGCTGATACTCGAAGTCGTGCATTTGCTGGTGCACGTACATCCAATCGTAAAACTGACCCGCGGAGGAGAAGTCCGCAATCGACAAGTCGGGCGCCGTCGTCGGGGTGGAGCCGAGCAGAGTATAGCTTTGATTGTGCATATCGGCATGCACATTGAGCCAGTCTTGCAATGCGATCGGTACCGGCGAGCCCGGCTTGGCCTTTTTCATGAGCTCGAGCCACGCCTCCTCCGCAATCTGCGAATCGATCCCGAAAGTCGACACCGGCACACCAAACTTGGCCGTGAGCGCATTTGCCGTCTCGAGGTGTACAAAGCGGTGCGTGAGCAGAAAATTTTGCAAGCCCTGGCGATCATTGAACCCCGTGCTCGCGGCCAAATCGATGTTCATTGCAGCTTGTCCCGATCGCCCGATTTGCCACGGAGCGCGAGCATGTTGATTTGCGTCATGTCGGTCGAGCCGGTGGCCGTGAGCCCCAAGTATTGCGTGCCGCCATTGTTTGCCGCCGAAGCGTTGAAGTGATAGCCCGCGGTGACACTAGTCAGTGGCGAAATGACAGCGGGTTCGGTGTTGATTTCCGTGTCTACGTTCAAGGTGACGCCGACATTGGTGCCGGACCACGTGCCCGCGATCGCGGCGTTGATCGATTGCTTGTCATGGGTCGGGGCGCCGGCGTCCCACAGCTTGGACTTGATCAACCAGGACGCGAGCGCCGATGCGGGATTGAACGCACGGTACAGTGAATTCGTCGCCCAGGCGTAAATCGTTGCGACACCGACCAGCACCGGCACCGAAATCATCGCTTGCGTCAAAAAATACAGATTGCTGGCACTGCCTAAGGTCGCGGTCCACCAGCGATTGCGGAAAAATAGCGCAAAGATGGTGCGCGAGGCACCCCCTTGCGTGAACACATCGTTGAGGTTGAATAAAAACGTGGCGCAGAGCTCGCCCGCCACCTGGACCTCGCAGCCGTAGGCGGCCGGAATGTCCGTACCTTGGGATGCGACGGCGAGGTTTTGAATGAGCCCCGATATCTTGTCCGATATCTTTTCCGGTGTCGCACCCGCCAGAAGGTAGAACCCCGAAGCATGGTAAAAACAAATCGCGCGATAATACGCAAACACCGAGGTCGGCGTGGAGGTGCCCACCGACGCTGTGACGTTGATGCGCGAAAACGAAGTGATGCCGGCCGCCACCGTCACATTCGAGAGTGCATCAATCGAGGTATCCCCAAAAATATACAGGTAATTGTTGGCCGCAAACAGCGCCGTGACGTTGTTGTGCAAGTACGATTCGGGAATAAAAAACGAGCCGCCCACACCGCCAAAGGAATTGTACGAATTGATATCGGTGAAATAGACCGTGCGGCCGAACGCGATCCACACGCGCCCGGCGTACACCGCGATCGCCGTGCCACCGATCACCCCGCTCGAGGTGACGTTCACTGCCGCCACGGTAAAAAAGAGCGCGCCGACTTGATAGCGATCGAGGCCGATCGACAATGCCGGATAGCCCGTGCCACGCGTCAAAATTGTCGCTTGGTAGGCGACCATGTGCCCCGTGAAGGTCGCGCCGGTGCCCGCCCCGGTGGTCGACGTGACATTGCCGGTGGGGCCCACTTGCACAAAAGTACCGCTGGTCGGGCCCGGGTACTCGCCGCCGGCAGTGAGCGTAATGCCCGTGATGGCGCCGGCGACGCCGACCGAGGCCACCACAATCTGCGCCGAAGTAATGGGATTGCCGTCGGTCAGGTTGATCGTGTCGCCCACAGCGTAGCCCGTGCCGGCGGCGTTGATCGTGACGTTGGTCACTTCGTAATCGGTTTGATACGAGCCGCCGGTGCCCGACGCCGGCACGTAGTGCTGTTGCAACGATGTGCCCATTGCGAGCGTGAGTGGTCCGGGCTGCAACGTCGCAAAAGCGAGCGAGCCATTTTGCGGGGTCAACGTGTTCGGCGTCGTGACGCTCCAATCCCAGTACCCCGTGGGGTCGATGATCAGCAAGCCTTGATTGCTGTACTGAGTCGCGGAAGTCTTGCCGGACGTGAGGCCCGTGATCATGGCCGTGATGGCGAACGTCGAGAGATTGACCACGTAACCGTTGCCGGTCGCGGCCCACACCGCAAAGCAGTAGTCGGTGCCCGCGACATTGAAATTTTTAACGTAGGAGGGTGAACCCGTCTCGGTGCTCACTGTCGCAAGTGCGGAGGAAGGGCCATTCACCGGCAAGAGCTTGGCACTCGCAATCGGAATGGCGTTCTCGCACCAGGCGAACTCGTTGTCGTTGATAGCCTCGCGGCCATCCAAGACATTCAAACCCGCGAACTCACGCCAAATGAACTCGGGGTTTTGCCCTCCTACATTGGATGCACCACGCGCCGCCACTTAAGCTCCATACACATCGGGCAGGCGCCCGGTGTAGGCGGCAACGACTTCACGCACGCGACGCTGGTACTCGCCCAGTTTCTTTTCCGCCTCACCGTAGTTTTGCGCGTTCGACTTGGCGAGGTACGCCGCATAGAACTTGACCGGATCTTGGCTCATCACCGGAATCGCATCGTTGGTCGTGGTATCGCCGGTGACGAATGGCGTGGGCAAAATCACCGAATCGATTTCAATCGCGTAGGTCTGATCCGGCGTGGGTCCAATGAAAAACTGGTTGTCGCCGTAGACCGCCCAGGCAACCGGCTGGCGCTGGTAAGACGCTGCGGTGAACGGGCGAAACCACGCGGAGAACTGACGCCACGGGTACCACTGCAAGGTGTAGCGCTCGGTGCCCCACAGCAAATTGATCGACAAAATATCGTAAGTCAGGACATTGATGACCCCGACTTGCACCGTGGCGCCCGCGCCGGCGCCAGAATCCGAGACAGTGGCGACGGGAGCAGTGACATAACTGGACCCGTTGTTCGTGAAAGCAATAGCGTTGACCGCACCACCACTTTGCGAAAGCGTTGCTGCTACGCCCGAGCCTCCGCCGCCACTGAAAGCAACCGACGGACCCGAGTAGCCCGAGCCTGCCGTAAGAATGATTCCGCCCGCCACTTGGCCAAACGTGTACTGCTCCACCCCTTGGGAACAAAACGTCTGTTGGAGGTTGCGCAAGCAGCCCGTGTCCATAACGGTCTGCTTGCGAGCTTCATTGATGTAGCCGTCGACTTGCGGCAAGGACCATCGCAGGGCCGTCGGATCGTGGAGCTGGTCAAGTACCTGAAACTCATACGTGCCGGGTGTGGTGGAGGGTCCAAGCGTGGTCACGACTTTAAGCTATTTCAGTGGTATCCACGGCCGCCTGATCCAAAATCGAGGAACGCGACACCATGACGGCTTCATCGAACTCGAAGCCGGCGAGCTTGCTGATCCCTTCGGGGTCGTCAGTGAATTCCTTTTTCACAGAATCGTAGCGCGTGGCCCAGCCCAAGCGCACCAGCACTTCGGTTTTGTCCGGCATATTCCAACCAAAGCAGTGCGACGCCGCGGCTTTGGACAGGTAGACCTTCTTCCCCGGCGGGAAAACAAAATCCTCGCCGTCGTAACGGTCAGTGTGGATAAAATCGTTGGTGTTCGTGACGAAAATACCATCCATAGGTCAACTCCGGGTGGTGTGGTTTGAGAAACGCGCGGCCCGACGGCCAAAATTCTCTTGGCAAAAAGCGACCCCGGATGCAGCTCCGGGGCATTGGACTAGAACGTCTGCAAGCGGCAGTAGTCTTGCGCGCCGCCGACCGTGAAGGTTGAGGCGTTCGCGGTGCCGGGCGCGGCCGTGCCGTTCGGGATCGCGGTGTACGTCGGAATCGCTTGAAAGTTCACCCCTTGGAACGGACCCGACAGCGCCGGCACGCCGGTCGCCGTGGTGATGGTCAACGGTGGATACACCGGGATCGACAGCTGTTTGTCGTACATCGGATTCGTGTTGGCAGCCGCACCCGCGACGATGCCACCGTTGATGACTCCGCCCGGCGTGGTGCCATAGCCCGCGCCTGGCGTACCCGCGACGCCAGTGATCGTGAAATTCATGATCGCCGTGGCGGTCGGTGCCGGATTGCTCGAGCCGCCGTAGGTAAACGTCGGTACCGCGGTGAGCGGCGTGCCAAAGTAATACGGCCACATCAGCAGCACCGTGCCCGAGCCGACTTGCGCATTGTTCGCCGCGAGCCAGCCAATCACTGCGCCGCCACCGGTGGTGTCGCCGGGTTGCGGAATCACTACGACGCCCGGCAGCCCCAAGAGCCCCGCGCCCTGATTGAGCACGGTGATCGAGGAAATGGCGCCGGCCGAAATCGCGCAAATGGCAGTCGGCAAAAGGTACGGCTGCGCGCCTTGATTCGGCGGCGGCGAGAAAACGATCAGCGGCGGCTTGGTGTAGCTCGCACCGGCAGAGGGGATCGCGCCACCCGCGGTCGCGCCAAAGGTGCCGGTTATTCCGTAGTTGCCGTTATAGACCGCGGCACCGGAGAACGACATGGTGGTGCTCACCGCGCCGCCCACAATCGCATTCCACAGCGAGCCGCCGGCCGACGGAGTGATGGTGAACACCGCGTTGCCGATAGAGGTGATGCCGTTTTGAATGACAACCGCGCCGCCTTGGCCGGCACCGAATGAGGAATAGCCGTAAAAGCCGTTGGTGCCGGCGGAGCCGGCGCCCGTGATCAGTGCGCCGATCGGGCAGCCGGTGGAGTTCGCAATGCGGAAATTAGCCCCGTCCGCCGAGATGGTGACCAGCTGCATGGGCCCCACGTTGACGTTTTGCCAGTAGTTCAAGCCCACGTCGTACATTTGCAGTACGGAATATTGCCCCAGCTGCAAAAAATATTGCCCCGAGAGCTGATTGTTGGTGCCGAGCTGCGGCGAGGATATTCCGCCAAACCCGCCGATTACCCCTTGGCCGGCTGGCAAAATGAAAGACTCGCCGGCGCCCATGCCAACCGGGAGCATCTGATAATTGTTGCCTTGGCCTGAGATATCCATGAACCCCATGTGACGCTCCTAAATCGCGACGAATGTGAAGCCGGTGACGACCGTGCAAACTTTCGGCTTCGCCAAGACCAGCTCGAGCAGCGAGAGTACCGCGCCGATATAGCCAATCTGATAGTTCGACAGTGTGCTCTCGAATCCGGTGAACGCAAACGCCGCGCGCTCGTGGATGTAGAAGGCGAGGTACCCGGTGTTCAAGAGGTACATCGTGCCCTCGGGCACGTAGGGATCCATGTAAATAGGAATTCCCGACACCATGCACGCACGGAAAGCCGAACGCGCACCCCAGGGCTCATCGTCAAAGCCCTTCTCTGGCGTGACCACATAGGATTCGTTCGCCAGGTAATCGTTTTGCAACGTTTGCCACGTGGCCGGACCCATGATGCCGAAGGTCGGGAGCTCGCCGCCGTACTTGAACGTGCCCGTGATGTATTGCGCGACCAGCGCGCGAGTCGGGTTCACACCACCCGCGGCGTAGCGCTTCGCTTTTAACCAGGGGTTGGTGGTGCGCGACTGGTTGCCGTACAACACCGAGTTCGTGCCGTCATCGACTGCCGCCGGCAGGCCGATGATCTGTGCCGTATTCGACACATTGTTCAAAAGGGCAGTGGCGACAC